TGTAACAGTAACTTCAGTATCAACAGCCAAATTATGTCCAACCGCAAACCAAACTGTCCAAGTGCGAGTGTAATCTTCACCGGTAGCAGACTTATAGGACTCAACTAGAGACAGCCCTTGATTGCTTGCACCGAATACTTTATTTACTTTTCCTGTTACCTTGACCTGAGCCATAAGTTTCCTTTTCTATGAATGTTTTGGTTGTTGCTTTTAGAAGTTTAGTTGTTAGGTACGACATGCTTAGGGTTCACACAGTCTGTATGCCTGCAACTTCTTTCCCCTGGTAAATATAACTTTCCTTGCTCATCAATAGGCCGAAGTTTTGCATCTAAATCGCCTAAGTGTGGAGTACAGCGCAAATTGCCGTATTGAATAGTTTTCTGCGGTTTAGCGCGACAGCTTATGCAGAGTAAATCTTTTCTCCCGCGTTTGTCGGCTGCAACAGCCCAAACAAAGCCACACCTGCGACAAGCAACCTGATTCTCTTCCACGCTTCCTAGTGTAATTCTTTCACTCTCGAATAAGCCCCATCAAACACCTGATCGAACATTCCTGTAGCTCCGTGGCGATTCTTGACCACATCAAAAGTAATCAGGCTCTTCATACCCATCAGCGCGCTATTCCAATCTTGATTCTTCTCTAAATCGGCATCTCTGCCCTTATCAACATCAGACTGCTTACGCGAGAGCATAACGATAACATCAGCATCCTGCTCAATCTGGCCTGAATCTCTTAGATCACTGGCGTTAGGTTTATCATCAGGCTTGTTATCAACTCGCCTATTCAACTGAGCTAAGGCAACAATAGGAACACCTAGTTCTTTGGCTAAGTTCTTCAGGTCAATGGAAATCTGCGAAATCTGCTCATACTTAGGCGCTCTAGGATTAGCAGCAGTAACAAGCTGAAGATAGTCAAGCACGATCACTTTTACAGGTTGCTTCTGCATAACCGCCAAAGCATAAGCCCGCAACTGAGCAACAGTCTGCCCGCCACGATCACTAATAATCAACTTATTTCTCGCAGAAGAAATCAAAGCATCAATCTTCAACAACTGAGCATTAGAGAGACTATTACGCTCAATGTCAGACAGCGGAATATCAAGTTCACCTGCAACAGCCCTATTCAACAAACTGCTCTTATCCATTTCAAGGCTAAAGAAAAGCACTTCATCAGTGCGAGCAAGTTCCCAAGCAAGTTGAAGGCCTACAACAGTTTTACCAACACCAGGGCGCGCACCAAACACATACAACCCTTGCTGCTTCAACCCAACAATCAAGTCATTTAGCCTAGGGAAGCAAGTTGGCAAAGTTTTCTTAGGATTCCTAATATCCCTTAGCATCATCTGCAAATCAAACCGCAAATCAGGCAGTTCAAACGCTTCAACAAACTTCAGTTTGTCTAGCCTTGCCTTGACCTGCTCGATACGAGCCGAAACATCCCCATCAGCCTGCATCTCCAACGCCAAAAGTCTCAACTGGCGGTCAACACTCTCTTCAACAACACGAGAAACATAATAAGAAACATGCGAAGGAGCAACACCAAAATCAAGGCTAGTAGCAACACGCCTGCGAGCTTCAGGATTCAGTTTCGCGCAAACAGAAAAAACATCAATAACCTTGCCCGATGCTTCCAAATCTCTAATGACTGAATACGCTTCAGCAAACCAAGGAGCATCAAAATCAGCAGCATCAAGATTCACATGATCTAAAACAGCCCCATGCGAGTTCAGTATCGTACCAATAACAAGCTCTTCAAAATCAATGTTCACTTATCTTCCCCCTTAGCGCTAGGAAAGCATGCCAAACAAGCATCAACAAGCTTGCTATCGGTATGAGCATTATCAATCCACCACTTGCCATCCCTAGAGTTCTCAAAAAACTCAAGAAACTCTTTACGCTCAACAAAACTCAAATCAGGCCTACGCTCAGCAATAACATCCCAAAACTCACTACCTGGAACAGAACTAAAAACCAATTTTGGCTTCTTATCTAATTTATTTAATCCTTTATTTAATAGGGGGTCAATTTGGTCACTAGTTGACAGGTCATTTTGGTCATTTACAGCGGTCATTTTGGTATCTAACAAAGCGGTCAAATCAGCCTGTTTAGACTCAAGAAAAGGAATGAAATAAACATTACTTTTACCTGACCTATTACTGCCCCGAATCCAAACAAGCTCACCCAAAACCTGCAACCTTTGCAACGATCTGCGCACACCGCGAGCATCAGGGATACCGGTCAACTCGGCAATCTTCTCCTGACTAGGCCAAGAACCCCTGCCAGGATTATAAGTTTTGGCAATAGTCAAAAGAACGAACTTATCTATCCTTGAAGCCTTAGAGAACTTGTAAACCTGATCCATCTCTTTGTAACCCATTTTTGTCCTAACCTTGTCCTAAATAACTAAATCTTGCAAAAGTATTCTCAACGCCATCTCAGCCTGCTGGGGAACAACACCATTACCACAAGCCTTCAACTGATCGTTACGCTTCAAACCAATCTCAGGGCTAGTAACCCAACCTTCAGGCAAACCCATCATCCACTCAGTAAACTCGGCAGACAATCGGTGCGCACCATCTTTACCATCAGGCTTAGTCGGGGCAGGAGCAGGGCGAGTTAGCGCTTCCCAACGCCTAATAGCAGGCTCAAACTTCCCCCAATTGATAGTTTCCTGAGCTTGCCAAACTTCACTAGCCAAAGTTGCTCTACGCTCCTGATTATGCCCAGTGTTCTTAGCATCATCCACTTGCGGAGTTTTTAACAAAACTAAGTCAACAGCAACATTAGGCAAATCAACCTGATGCCCAGAATCAACACGCTCCTGAGAACTCTTCAAATTACCTTTCACACCATCTAAAGCTTTAGGAGTTGGCATCAGTATTTCCCCCCCCCGAATAGCGTTGAAGATACATCTTGCGAGAGTGTCATTTTGAAGCCGGTCAAATCTGATTCTTTCTGCTCGCCCATCCTTATAATCCCTTCTGGTCGGAGTCGGCAACAACATCATCATTCGTAATCTCCATCCTTACAGCAACGCCAAGGCTAGCCCCTGGCATCCCTTTAGTTTTACCATCAACAAAATCCTGTCTGCGCTGCAAATAATCTTCAACAGGCTCATCATGATTGCGCACATGCCCAACAGTCGGAGTCGGCAATAAAGAAGCAGCAATTGAATCAGAAACTTTTAGCCCATTATCGAAAGCAAGTTCAGCAACCTGATCCGCAACCTTCACCATCCTGCCACGCTCAATAGCCTGAGTTTCACTAATCGCCCCCCCTGTTCCATCAGTAACACTAGGCGTTCTCAAAATTGAGTTTTCTGGGATAGGCAACGATAAAGATTCTGAATCTGTTATGGGGCGCACCTGCATCGGCAGCTCGTAAACCACACCATCGCGCATCGTACCCGATGTCGGCCAAGTCTCCGAGAACAGCTCCCATTGCTCGAATAGGTTGTTTCCCTGCGATAACATCCAAATCTTCTTGACTGTATTCCATTCCATTATTGGCTTTTGCACTTAGTAAACCCCTTACATTTTCGATAATCACTAATTTAGGTTGTAACTCTTGTATTGCTCTAGCAAACTCAATCCATAAGCCTGATCGTGTTCCTTCTTCCAGACCTGCCCTTTTACCTGCCAACGATAAATCTTGGCAAGGAAAACCGCCAGTCAAAACATCAACCGGTTCAACAGTTGTAAAGTCAACTGATCTAACATCTCTAAAGTTAGGGACACCAGGAAAGTGATGTTCAAGTATCTTGGCAGGAGCAGTCTCCCATTCACAATGCCAAGCAACTTCAGCATCAAGAACATTCATAACAGCCAAATCCAGTCCCCCATAACCAGAGAACAGGCTGCCAATTTTTAGTTTGCTCATTATGCTCCAACTTTCTTGCGGTCATACTTCTTAGCTTCCAGCAACGCTAACTTCAACTCTTCAGGGTCAACAACAGTTTTGATTTCACGATTGACAGGTTTAGGGGTAGCAGTGTGTTTTCTTATGTGTCTAACATTTACACAATCTTGATGTCCACAAATCCGTTCACCAGGTCTATACAGCCCGCCAGTGTCATCTAAAGGCCGCCAAAGTTCATCAAGCTCGCCCTTATGCGGATAACAGAAAATCTTGCCTAAAACAGGGTGAATATAGGTTATACAGCGGGTTTCAACGCGCACACAATCAGCGCACAACTGCCAATTCTCATCCCCGCGAG